GCCAATAATAAGTATTCCAATAATATTGTTGTCCGGTTGTTAAATTGGTTGTATAAGTTGTTGTTGTAGTTTCACTAGCATCAAAAACTACACTCCAATTAGTGCCATCATATTCTACAATATCATTTGCATCAGCCAAGAAGTCAGTACCATTACCATTTTTCCATGCTTCTGCTCCATCTTCGTTTAAATTTAGTTCATATCTTACAATCGCATCTATGTCTGGAACAGCATTTAAATTTATTACATATTTGTCATCAATATTGGTTGCGCTACTAGTAACAGGAATTCCATTTACAAAAACAGTGTGATTGATTACTGTTTCGTTTTGTCTACCAGGTATAGTACTGTTTATAAAATAATCTATGTCAGTGTCTATTCTTGTTGATTTCTCAGTAACTTTGAATGAACGTTCAACCATATAACCTATAGGTCCTGTAAGCAATAAACGTGTTCCTGCTGTTTTAGTTGTTGTAGGATTAAATTGCAACGGATTTACAATTTTGTCAATAGTTCCTAACTGACCCGCAGCCCTAGCAGGTCCTGGTATAAGCGTGTTTGCAGGCAACGTATCTTCATCCCAGGAAATTTGCATAGTAAACAAATCGTTACTAGGAATACTGAAGTATCCTACAATTTCATTTAAAAGTTCTGCTCTACGTAAACGTATTTCGCTTATGTTTGGTTGATACTTTGCTGGTAATTCTGCTTCTAAAATATTCAACCAACTTATTTCACCTACACGCAATTTTTTATTACGAGCCAATACGGCTGTTTCATCTTGAACAATAATATCAAAGTTTCTATAACTTGTGAGCAATGGGTTACTTAGATCTAATGCACCAGATGTGGTATTGACAGTGGAAATTGCCACAGAACCTGCATCGCTTATAACAGAACCATTTGGTAACACATTATTGTTTATAACTGTTCCGTCTGGTAGTACAACTGTACCTTGTGCTGCGGCAGTATCACTTACAGATGATGGATTAAAGCCATCTAGGCTAATTGTACCTGTGTCAGGATTAAAAATGCTTGTTATAATATCAGTTATAACACCTAGCTTTTTAACTTTTACTGGCGGTGAAATATATATAGGCGCTGTAAACCCTAGTGTAGAAACATCTATCTCACTCTCTGTTCCTACCGGAATATTTCTACTGCTAAAATTTATATTTTCAAGTTGTAATACACTTAGACTTGTCCAGTCTACATAGTTGTCAGTGGTTTGAAATTCTAAATCAGGATTAAAAAGCATAAAAATTTGTTCAAGTATTTGTAATTTTTGATCAGTACTTGTACTCCACACATCAACATTTACGCTAAGAGTATAAGGAGTTGGGTGCAATCTTTCAACAGTATAACCTTTAGCCTGATCATTTAGATAGCTGTTTGTTGCCGGATCAAACGTCTTTTCTCTTAAATTTATTTTACTCACATAGCTACTATCGCTTAAACGTGCTCTATCCATTTGCAGGCCGGTGATATAAACACTCATCCTTGGAGCACTAGGTATTTTATTTTCGCTGTTGTCGCGAATAATACTAGCAACTTGTCTAGTCAAATCTCCGTACATAACCGGTACAGCTCTAAGTTCGCCATCACCGTCTTTGTAATTAAAATTACTAAAAGCTCTAACTATTTGTGTTATATATCTACGTATCTGTCCATCATAAAAATACTGCATTAGTTGTCTGCCTTGATTTTAAGTGCTTTACTTAAACTTTGTCTTTCAATAACATCCTCGCCCGCAATTGAATTTACAGTGGTATTATTGATGAAGGATCCTTTTAGTGTATCTCTGTTTTCGGTAGGTGTAAGTGTTGTTCTTACTGCATCTTCTACCTTAGCCCAAGTAGCACCAGTATACCTAAACAATCTGTTTGGTAAAAAATCGTTTCTTAAAAAATAATCACCCAATGCAGAATCAGAAGGAAATGATGGACCTATACCAAACGGAGAACCATTAGGAGGAAATCCATCGCCTACTAGATAGCCAATATATCCTGACCTGTCAGGAGTATTAAACACTGTATCAGCTGATATTGTACCATCTGCGGTTAGTGTTTCTAAATCTGCACTTATAATAGATACTTCTCCTGATGGTAAAACACTTACTGTATAAAAATGGCTGGTTTCATAACCGCTGCGTTTTGCATTTTCTTCTGCTTGTGCAATTACTGCGGCATTGATTTGCATTTCTTTCTCATATGTACTAAGAATATTTCTTATGGTTTGAGCACTACCTTCTTCTGCAGGAAGATCTAGAATATCTTTGTATTCTTGACCATCATAAATTTGTTTAACTTTTAGTCTATACAAATGTGGATACCAGGTTTGTGAAAAACCTTCAGCAGCTCTAGTTACGTCCTCAATAACATAAAAACGTTTTAATGCTACATTGAAATCATTTGCTGCATATTCGTCTTTCATGTGCGGTAATTCTATAACGTCTCCTGGCATAAGTTTTCTACCAATGGTTTTTACACTACTGTTTATATGTACAGTAAGAAACAATGTATCATTTGTTAAAAACAAACCAAATTGACTTAGATTAAAATCTGTATCCTGTAAGTTATAGTGACCTCTTATTGTGTAGATATCGCTATCGTATTTTCTGTCTCTGTTTTCTAGAAAAAGCAAATCTTGTATGTTAGTTTCTTTTACACTATCATATATCGGTTGTTCTATTGTTGCATCATCTTGATTTGTAATTTTTGGACCAAGATATTTGTGAATAAAAAAATCTGTTCCACCAACAGTAAACATTTCATAGATTCTCGAATCTATAAAGTCATAATCATTGCTTTTTTCCGGTCTGTATAAACTAAGTCTTGGCATATACATATTTAGCATAAATATATATGGAGACTAAACTATGGCAGACAATACCACCAGATATCAAGAAATATACGACTATGTCAATACCTTTTTAGGCGGCGGCATGGTTGATGTTGAATTAGATCCTATACATTATAAAACTGCTTTATCCAAAGCATTTAACAAATATAGACAGCGTAGCGAAAATAGCGTAGAAGAAAGCTATGTTATATTACCAATCAATCCAGATGTAAATGAATATACCTTACCTGCAGAGATCATTGAAGTACGTCAAGTGTTTAGACGTAACGTCGGTAGTAGATTAGGTGCTAGTGCTGACGGAGGTAGTTTATTTGAACCTTTTAACCTTGCTTATACAAACACATATTTGCTAGCAGGTTCTGGTATCGGCGGTTTAGCTACATATGACTTCTTTGCACAACAACAAGAACTAGTAGGACGTATGTTTGGTAGTTTTATAGAATTTGTATGGAATACAGCAACTAAAAAACTTACTATCTTACAACGTCCTCGTGCAGACGAAGAAGTAATGTTATATTGTTACAATTATCGTCCAGACTTTGAAATACTCAACGATTACAAAGCAAATCAATGGATTAAAGATTACACACTTGCAAACTGCAAATACATGTTAGGTGAGGCTCGTAGTAAATTTGCTACTATAGTTGGCCCAGGCGGCGGCACTACACTCAACGGTGATAGCCTAAAACAAGAAGCTCAAACTGAAATGGAAAAACTAGAAAAAGATCTAGATATGGCAGCAGCAGGTGGTGTAGGATACGGTTTCCTTATCGGTTGACAAACTTTTATTTTTATCATAATATACATTATGAAGAAAAAATTATTAGTCATTGGCCATGGCAGACATGGTAAAGATACTGTCTGCGAAATACTGCGTGATAAGTATGGTTATAGCTTTGAATCGAGCAGTCAATTCTGCTCCAAGCTGTTTATCTATGATCAGTTAAAGGACAAGTATGGATACGATAATGAAGAACAGTGTTACGCTGACAGGCATAATCACAGAGCAGAATGGTATGATTCTATCTGCAATTATAATGTACCTGATGCGGCACGCCTAGGTAGAGAAATTTTTAAAGCACACGACATTTATTGCGGGCTACGTAATAAACGTGAATACTTTGCAATGAAAAATACTGGCGTATTTGATTATGCTATTTGGGTAGACAGATCTGACCATTTACCTAAAGAAGATTCTTCTAGTATGAGTCTACAACACTGGATGGCTGATTATACAATTGATAATAATGGCAGTCTAGATGAACTAAGATTTAATATCGATCAACTCATGAAATATTCTATAAACGGCTAATATTACCTGCTAAACCCCTATTTTCTCCATAGATAAGCTAAATAATAGTAACAAGCGTAATCCATAGGAGAAAAAACAATGGCATTAGTATCACCAGGTGTACAGGTAAACGTAATTGACGAGAGTTTCTATACTCCAGCCGAACCAGGTACAACCCCAATCATCTTTGTGGCAACACAGGAAAATAAATTAAACGGTGCAGGAACTGGAATCGCTCCAGGAACTCTTGCAGAAAATGCAGGCCGTGTATATTTAATGAGCTCACAGCGAGACTTAGTCGAAACTTTTGGAGATCCATTATTTTACACTGATGCAAATAATAATCCAATTCATGCTGGTGAGCAAAATGAATATGGTCTACAGGCAGCATATTCATATTTAGGAGTAAGTAATAGAGCATGGATCGTCCGTGCAAATGTTGATCTAGCAGCACTAAACGCTAGTGCTACTGCAACAGCAGACAATCCTGCTAATGGCACCTACTGGTTAGACACCCAAAGTACACGTTGGGGCGTTTTTGAGTGGGATGGTGCAAGTATACTAACCACTGGTGGACAAACCTTTACAAACAAGGTGCCTACTGTTATTACTGATGTTACAAAACTTGTTGGTGAATCAGCTGATGGAAATCCAAAAGCTTCAGTTGGTTCAATTGGTGATTATGCAATACGTGCTACAACTTCTTTAACAAAACTATACTACAAATCAGCTGGTAATGCTGTTGGTGTAAGTGTAGGTGAGTGGGTAGAAGTCGGTAGTGCAAAATGGAAAGCAAGTTGGCCAACAGTCACTGGCAATACTGCAAATCCAACTGGACTTCAAATTGGTCAAACATTTGTAATTGATTTGGGTGCAGATAGCATTGCCGCAGCAACTATTACTTTGAGCGGAACAACTCTAAGCAGTGTTGCAGGCGATATCAATACAGAAATGCTAGGTACAGGAATTAGTGCTGCGGTAGTTGATTCAAGATTAGAAATCTATAACAGTGGCGAAACAGACGATGCTATTCAACTAGTTGATGGCTCAGGTCAACCACTTAGCATTATGGGTATTACTGAAGGCACATATTATGCACCTGCTATTCAAATCAGCAAGCACACTAGTGTTCCTGCATTTAAAACAGCAGATACTAATCCACGCCCAACAGGATCAATTTGGTTTAAGACAACAACACCAAACCTAGGTGCAGATTGGAAAGTAAAAGTTTTCAATGGTGAAACTGAACTTTGGGATACAGTTGATGCTCCGATCGCAACTAGTGGACACAACGCTATATTTGAACTAGATCGTTCAGGCGGCGGTGCAAACTTGATTTTAGGCGACATTTATATTCAAAGCAACAGCACAGAAGACACTGATCCTCTTGCACGTTTTTCTATCTATCGTAGAAGTGCTACAGGTGAAACAGTTATTACAAGTGCAAAAATTGCATCACAACTAACAAATCTTTCAACATATTCATTTGATATGCAAGAATCACTA